CAGCAGATATTTTACCACTAATAGCTGCAGCTGCTTTGTCCATAGAACCTGAAAGCATATTACCATAACCACCTTCAGGACCTTTTTTAAATTTGTCCATCGCAGTAGCTAATTCAGTTTTAACAGGATTAACTACATTTTTTTCATAATCTTCGGCACGACCTAAACTATAATCACCCTTTGCGTTTAATTTCTTAATATTTTCTAAATTACTTGCAGTAACAGAATTTATTTGGCCTAAAATATCGGCTCGTTGCTTATTGTCTTTAGGCATTTGACTGCCTAAAGCTGTGGCTTTTTCTAATCCCTTACTAACTTCTTTTACGATTCCATCAGTAGAATCTTGTGATGGACTTAAACCTAAATCTTTACTAACGCCAGCAATAACATCTGTGGCTTTTTGCATTTCTTTTTGAACTTTTTCTTCGGTTCTTTTAGCTTTATATTCGCCAGCTGAATTTTCTTTAGCAGAACTTTTAGAATCTTTTTTAAATGGGTAATACGGACCAATAGATGCTGGACCGCCTAATTTTTGAATAAATTCAGGCATTGGTATACTAGGTATTCCTACATTATTGGCTATCCAATCTTTAAATGAATAATACGCCTCTTTAATACTGTCTATAATTGGTTCAACAACTTCACCTATACTATTAAATAATTTTCTTAATGAATCCTCACCAAATAAACCAAAAGTTAGAAAATCAATCATAGCACCGAGGCCGGTTATAATTGCTTCACTTAAATCACCAGTTTCTTGCCATTTTTTAAACCCAGCAGTTATACCTTCAAATAGAGAATAAAGTAAGGCACCTATGGCAAAAGCTTTACCTAATATTTTTAAAAGTGCCATTGGATTAAATAATGATGTTAGTCCGCCAAGTAATCCATTTTTAATAGAATCAATAATACCGCCAAGAAAACCACCACCAGCATCACCGGAATCTTTCATGTCATCATATTTTTTGATAACTGTTGGAGATCCAGGAGTTTGTGGTTTAAGTTTTTGTGCTTCTAATTGAGATTCTAAAGCGTCTTGTTCTTTAAAAAAGTCGCCCTGTTTGGATAAATCTTGTTGGTCTTCTGTTTTTCTTTCAATTCTAGCCAATTCAACAATGTTTTGGCGAAGAGTGTTCATATCTTTGGCTATACTAGGAAGAGCCAAAGAACTTTGAGCTATAGATTTTAGATAATCAAATGTAGGTGATGTTCCATTTTCACCTTCATCATCATCTTCAGGATTAATTGTCCCGTATTTTTTTTTTAATTTACCACGAGCAAATGTAGAAATAAAACCTGAACCACCAAATGTTTTTTCTAACATTCTTCTTTTCATATTTTCTAGAGTAAGTGTTTTTTTAAAATCTCCATATCCCCCAGAAATAGACTGTTTAAGACCTTGACCTTTATCTAGACGTTTTTTAATTCCAACACCAAAACCAGAACCAACTTCAACACCTCCAAGAAAACCAGTTTCTTTGTCTTTGTCTTTTTTACGTTTTTTACCTAAAGCTTTTTTAAATTCATCAACATTTCCATAACCTAGTTCTTTAGCTAAAGCTGCAACCATAGGGTTAAAATTAGTAGTTTTTGTTACCATTTTTTTATCTATTTTTTCTCTGTTGTTTTTGTAATTCTAATCTTTCTTTTTCTTCTTCAAGGTATTTAATTAATAAACTAACATAGATATTTCTTTCCCAAGGGATCATTTGTTCAAGCTCAGATAAACTATACTTGTGATGTTGCATTAAAGCAAAGTTCGTCTGATAGTAGTTCCCTAGTGTATCATAACGAAAAATTAAACGAAAAAACTTTGTAATCCTTTAATAGAGATGTCCTCTTCATATCCACATTTTGGACATTTAAAGTGAACATCTTTTTTAATTTCAGGTAAAGTATCAAAAAACACTTTAATCTTTTCTAAATCTTTTTGCTGTAGATTATCAACAAACTCAATCAAATCATCTCTTGAAGCATCTTTAGCATAATAGATTTGGTCTTTGTCGTAAATATAATCAACACAATCAACTAACATTGAAGACATAATTTCGCCTTCAGATTTGTCTTCATATTTTTGAATCATGTCAAACGATGCGTATTTAAGAACAACACCTAAATTATCAGTCAATTGAATTTTGTTTGTATGATTTGGGTTCTTTGTAGGCTGAATTTCAAGTAAATTAACTTTGAAATCAACGACACCGGTACAAGCATCACTTTCACCCTTGTCGTTTAAAACTACATTGTTACATTTGTATTTTAAATTTACAATTTCTTCTACTGACCTAGCTCTTAAATTCATAAACAGGAATTCAAGGTCAAAAGTTGGTAATGAATCAACATCAATCTCATCAAGAATACAATTCTTTAATACCTGACGAATAACATTAATCGTTTCTTTAGGGTCATTAGATTCTGACGCCATTAGAAATAGTTTTTGTTCTTTGACCAAAAATGGTCTAAAACGGATCGTTTTGCCCGTTGAAATTAATTTAACTTCATGTATAGGCACATCTAGTTTTGGTAACATAATATCCTCGCTTTAATAATTAACTTTCTATCTTGTAATTGCTTTTCCTAAAGGTAATAATCTAGATCCAGCAGCACCAAATAATGCGGTTGCAGCTGCGGCTAAATTATAATTTCCATCGTATTGCACTTTAAAATATTGATATGCAAACTGAACTTGAAGTCTATGGAATCCATCTTCACTCCAATTTAATGCTTGAGGAGCTACACCAATGGGAAAAGCATCAATCAATTCAACCGCATAAATCTGTTTTATAAAATCATCATATTGTATAATTTTAATATTGGTCATATATCGTGAAGATTGACCTTTTGGAAATCGAAAATTATTTGTATCTGTAGGATGAATAGCTTCCATCCAACGGTCAAATAGTTTTCTCTCATGAAACTGATTGGTACATAAAAATGTTAATGCCATATCAGCATATTGTGTCTGATATGGTACTTTAAATATTGGTCCATATACTTTTACATCAGCAGTAGCTAATGTTTTACCCGGTAATTCAGCACCCTCACATTGTAAGGCTAAATATCTTGAAATAGACGGGTTTGATGAAACTGATTGTTGATCAGATTTTTGTCCTTGGCGTCCAAACGCAGAACCAATAGCATTACTTACATCATTAAATACTGAATTAGGAAAATTTAATATTTTTTCAATAATTGAATTGCCAATAAAATTTCCAATATATGTTGGTATAGGAAGAATAACTTCAAACCTTGATGGTTTAGCTAAACCGTCTTTTGCTCTTATATTAGATAAGAATAAATTGGGTGAAAATGACATTAAAATTGTTCCTTTGAATTAGCATAAACTTTACTTGTCGAAGCACCAACAAAACTTTCCATTGGTAATAAAGCTGCAATATCCCATTCATCTGCTGTTATTTCTAAAAATCTTGATTGTATATAATTATACAAATATTTTTTAATACACGGAGTGGCCTCAAATATTCTTGAAGCGCTAGCTAAATATTTATAACTCAATTTTAATCTTGTTCTTTCATCATATGTTTTATTAGAGATTGTTGCACTTAATTTATCTAAAAGTGTTATGCGATATTTTGGAGAAATATAATGCAAATTTAATCCTAAAAAACCATCATTATATGGTTCAATTGGTATGACCAATGGAAATCTATCATAATATGGCATTTTATCTTTTGTTTTCGGGTCATAAAAATAGAAATACATCTTGCCAATAACTGAAGATTCTTTTAATTTATTTTTATCACGCATTAAAGCTTCACGAGTTGGTCTTAATTCCGCTATTTTAGATTGTAACCAATCTCTTGCTTGATTAGAACGAGGAGTTAACCCTTCTTTTGCTAAAGAATCTTTAATGCGATCTATTAAATATGCCATTGTCTATTTATCTCAAATGCCAAGGTCTTTTTCAGTTAAAATCTTAAACTCCCATCCATGTTCTTTACAAAATAGGTCTGCAGCTCTCCATTTTTCTTGATTAATGGCATAAGCTGCGGCCTCTTGAATAAACTTCTTTGTTTTATGCTTTTGAGTTGGTTTCTTGGTTTGTTTTTCTGGTTTGATTTCAAGAATCAATGTATTTTCTATATTGTTAGTTTGCCTAACATGAACAATGAAATCTGGATAATAACGGTGCATTTTTTGATCAATTGGAGATTTGTAGCGAATAGACAACTCCTCTGACGCCCACCAAAGAACATTGGGATCAATATCTAAATGCTTCATCACTCTTAATTCCCAATTAGAACGATAGACGATATTAGCTGCATCGCCTTTGTATTTTATTGGATTTTTTGGTCGAAACCACCCTCTATATGACATAAATACTATCTATGCTAATTAACACAATTTACCTCTGGAAATAACCATGCCTCTTTTCGGTCTCGGCGATATAAAATTCAATAAACAAAACAGTAGAAATTTTGGTCCATTATCGGCTCTTGAAGGTACTCAATTTGAAAAAAACACCTTTCGTTATCCAATGGATGTTGGGTCAACAGATAAAGGCCATTATCTGGTCATTTATATTAGTGAGCAAAAAAATACTGATTTCAAAGGAACACTAGCTGATGAAAGTATTCCTATTGGTGGTAAGGGTGCTTCGGCGGCTTCTCAAACATTAGGCGGAAATGTTGGAAATGTATCTAGTTCTTTTGGTGGTGGACTATTAAGTAAAGTAAATGGTGGATTAAATTCAATCA